CGTGCCGCAGGCAGGGATGCCATCGCTGATACGGCTGACCGTAATGAGGCTAAACCAGCTAAGCGACGGGTTGTAGTGCAGGTGGATAACGAATCAGATGCCAGGCGACTGCGTGATGAGCTCTCCGACCCCCGCAAGGTAGCAGTTGACCAATATGTCCGGCCGGCCAAGGGCGGTGGGGTAGTGCTGGGATGGGCCAGGGTTCTCACCGGTGCGGAAAGCTGCGCGTTCTGCGCCATGCTTGCGTCCCGCGGACCCGTGTATGAGGAATCCACCGTCCTCACCTCGGAAGAAGGCAAAGCGTACCACGATCATTGCGACTGCAAAGCAGTGCTGGTGATTAAGGGAAGGCCATGGGAGGGCGAAGCCGAATACAAAGCGCTTAAAACGCTCTGGAATGACGCCCGCGATCACCCCACCAAAGAGGAACTAGACAATGACCTAGAGATGCCAATAGACCGGTTCAGCAGTCGCTACCGGCAACTGGCGAAAGAAAATCCAGAAGTATTCGCAACCTTCAAGGATAGCGCCGACGATCCTGGCCAGCAGCCAGAGGAGATAGCGCCCGACTTCCACTCTGGCAGGGAAGAGCATAGTCAGTCTCCCCGGCCGGTGGAGGATTCCGGTAGTGTGTCAGAAGACGGCGGCATGGGATTGGCTGGTAGCGCTTTCGAACAGCCAAATAGTGATGGAACATTCACGCTGCCGGCGAAAGATGGATTCCCCGAACTACGGTTATCGACGCTTTACCCATATGATTTGGACGAATACCCGCGGCTAGAAGCTCCTGAAACCATGGAGCAGGCAGCAGTGCAGGTATCTCGTGTGAATTCCTTTGCTAACTGTGTGCGCGCTACCGCGGCTACCGTGATGCGGATGCGGGGTTATGACATCTACCCGTACGCTACCTTGTATTCCGGCTCTGGTGGAGGTCTTCAAATCCTTGAGGCTTTGAAGATGTGGGAAACCCCAGAGGGAGAGCCCGTAAAAATAATCGAAACCACTGCTAAAGAATGGAAAGATGCTCTTGGAAAAATGCCTGACGGGTACGGAATATTTTCATTCCAAATCATCGACTCTGCACAGAGGCATGTGGTGCTCTGGAAAAAGAGTGATGGGAAAACGTCGTTTATTGACGCACAGCTAGGGGTAGAAATTGAGTTAGAAGGAGAATATGGTGTTGAGGATGCTCCTGTTATACTGGCCAGACTGGATAACGCTGTCCCGGTAGGTGTGCTATTAACAGATGTCATCCAACCATTTGGTAAAATGTAGTTGACCTATTGGGAGGTGTTTTACGTTGATCGACAAAAAAGCTGCTTACGCTATCTTTCGTGAAGAAGCAAGAAAAATGGTGAAAAAGGGTACACCGCATGCGCGTGTGGAGGGTATGGAAAACTCCGAGTATTTTTTCACCGCTATTGGCGCAGAGGAAGCATTTAATGGAGATTATCGGTTCCTCACCCCTGAGGGAACGCCTTTAACACTGATTCGTAAAAGCACCGGGGAAGTCGTTCACCTGCATTTCCAAGCGGGAGAATGGGGAAAGATCCGGAAAACCATGACCCCTGTTAACTACGCAGCAGCGTAATCCACCCCGACTAATCAACGAAACCCGCGGTCTCACATTTGAGGGGCGGGTTTTCTTGTGCCCAAAACCATTATCCGGGTTGAAGGCCACGATTTGAAATCCGCCCCCACTGCTTAGTGGGGTTTATCTATTTACATTTCACACAATCAAGGAGGCAATCATGCCGAATAATATCACCGATACCCAAGATGAAAAACAGGAAGAAACCACGAACCCTGCTGTGCAGAACTCGGAAGAATCCTCCCCATCGCAGTCCCCAGCCCCGGAGATGACCCTGGAAGAAGCCCTAGCGGAGCTGGAAAAAACCCGGCAAGAACGCGATGCGGTTCAAGCCGCCGCCCAGAAATGGCAGCAGCATGAGGACTCGCAGAAATCAGAGCTCCAGCTAGCCCAAGAGAAGCTAGCCGCAGCCCAGCAGGAACTCGCCCAAGCCCAAACCACGAACCTGCTGCTAGAGGTCGCAGCAGCCCACGGCATCAAACCTGAGGATGTGCCGCTGCTGGGCACTGGCACGAAAGAAGACCTAGAGGCCCGCGCGGCCAGGATTAAAGAACTCTACGGTGCAGGAAATACCGCCCCGCCGTCGAATAGTCCCCGCCAAAACGTCCAGTCTGGGTCCGGGGTCGGTAACGAACCCCAGCCAGACCCGGTAACCTACCCCAGCTCATGGGTGCCTAAAGCACTCCGCAAGAACCACGATCAGTAAGGAATCCGCCATGGATATCACTAAAGTTCATTATGATCCAGCAGCCGCTATCACGGTGAAAGCGAAGAAGAAAATCCCCGCCGGCACATTTGTTGTTCCCGCCGACGACATTGTTGGCCGAACCCCGGTTGTTGATATTGCCGCTGCTGACGCTTACCCGTTTGGTGTAGTAGCTCATGATGTAGACAAGGACGGCTATGTCACTGTTTACCGCGCCGGGCATGTTCTCGATGCCCTAGCCGCTGGCACGTTTGTTGCCGGCGACAAGCTCAGCACCGCAGCCGACGGCAAGGTAGTCAAGGCTGCTGCTGGCCCTGTAGTCGCTATTGCGCTCACTAAGGGCACATCAGGTAAATCTGCCACTATTGCCCTACTCTAAGACAAGGATTTCTCATGCAAAACACTGGCCTTTTCCCCGGCGTCGCTCCGACAGTGGCCGACGGGGTTATCACCCTGGACATGATGCTCCAGGAGCCCACACGTATTGCCCGCTACATTGCTGACATTACTGCCCTTGGTATGTTCACTGACCGGATTTTCTCCACTGGTGAGGCTAAGGGCGGTGCTATCCTCTACGAGGTAGCGTTGAAGAACGCTCTGCTTGCCGACGACCATAATGGTGTCATCGCCCCTGGCGGTAACTACCCCACGGTGGACGTCACTACCGATGACCCCAAGGTCATCAAGACCGTTAAGGTTGGCGGTAAGTTCTCCGTGACTGATGAGGCTGCAAAGCGCAATGACCTGACTATGATGCAGCGGCGTGCCCAACGGGTCGCCAATACCATGGTTTATGATCTGGATGGCATGGGCATGCAGGCTGTCCGCGAAGCACTTACCGCCTATGATGCGGATATCATCAAGGTGGAATCCGGCGGCTGGGCAACCATTAACAAAACCAAGAAGCTAGACCAAACCGCAGCCAAGTCCATTCGGGCTGACATTAATAAGGCCTTCACCGAGGGGCGGAAATCCCAAATGGGCTACGTGTACAATCTGCTAGCTCTCCACCCCGATGACCACTTGGAATTCTCCAACGCCTTCGATGATGATGAGGCGGAAACCAAGTTCCTGCAAAACAAGGGCCTAGAGGTTATTTCCAGCCCGCTAGCCACCAAGGGTGAAGGCTGGCTCATCGCCGAGCAGCAAGTAGGTACGATGGGAGTGGAAGAAGGCATCACCACCACAACCTACCGTGATGAGGACCGGGACCTGACCTGGACGAAAACCCGCGCCATGCTCGCCTACGCGGTAACGGACCCGCTTGCGGTCATTAAGATCACCGGCCTGGGTAGCTAACATGCCGGCCTACGCATCCCCGGATGACCTGCGTGCCCGCGCCAGGCGACTTATCCCCGACAGCATGGAAGATAGCGACCTTCAGGTGCTGCTGGAGGATGCTAGCGTTTTCCTGCGTGCCACATACCCAACCATCCCCGAATCGCCAGATGCGCTCCTGGCGTCGGTGCTGCGGGTTGTCACTGTTGCCATTGTGAAGCGCGCTCTATTGGCGGAGAAAAACGCCGAGTTCTCGGATGGTGCACAGTCCGTCACTGATACTGCCGGCCCGTTCACCTCTACGCTATCGTTCCGTAACAGTGAGGGGAATTTCTTCATTTCCGCCCAGGAGCGCACGATGCTGGAGAACGCCCTATCTAAGCAGCGATTCCGGTGCATCACTGCCGAAGGATGGTGACGGCTGTGGCCACAATCCAAGTACTCCGCCGAACCCGGGACAAGTTCGGTGACCTGACTGCCCCAGTGCCGGTTCTCACGATCACTGGGGCGAGAATCGCCTGGGCTCAGGCCACGGTCGATACAGACCGCAAAATGGTGGTGTCTACCCGGCCAACGGTGTATATCAAACGCCAGGCCCCGGATATTCGCACCGGGGATATTATCGAGGGTTTCGGAAGAAAACTAAAAGTCATTGAGTCGCAGTTGTGGGAGCATCCCCGCAGGGAAGGCGTCATCGTGGGGACCGCGGTGATCTGTGAGGAGGTGCGATAATCATGAAGTTTTCGCCCCGAATCATGAAAGGATACCTGGAGGGCCCTGAGGTGGAGGAGCTCTTGTACCGTGCCGGCTATCTAGCGCAGGCCATCTACGCTACGGTGGCGCCCCGGGATACCGGCAGGCTATCATCCTCCGGCGCAGTCGATGTAGAAATAGCCCGCCCCTACACGGGTAAAGCCCGCAAACGGCTGGTGGCCACGGTCTCAATAGATTCCCCTTATGGTGTGCCGGTCGAGTTCGGGCACCGGGTCAAATCCCGCCATGGACGTAACACTGTTGCGCCCCGGGCGATGCTACGCAGAACAATCAGGGCGGTACGATTATGACCATCATCATTCCCGACGACCTGGTGCCGTGGCCGGATGCGGAACAAATCATTGTGGCCGCTCTCGACCAGGTAGCCCAGCAGATGACGCCCCAGCCATGGGTCGGCACGTGGATCCCCGACGACTACGAAAACCAGATCCAGCAAGCCCCACTGATTGTGGTGCAGCGCACCACCGGTGCTGCTGACATCAACAACCAGGTGGATGTCCCACTCGTAGAGATTGGGGTATTGGCGGAAACCCGCGCTGACGCCCAGAAAATCAACAGCTACCTGAGGGCGTGGATGCTAGACGTTTTCCCCACTTATCCGCAAGTACCAGTCCGTATCGTGAGTATCACCGAGCGGGTGGGATCAGTAATGCCCCCCTGGATCAACCCCGACCACAGGTATGTGAATGCTCTTTATGAGATCACGATCCGCCGGCCCCGAAGCCACAAATAACAACCCTTGCCCCCGGTTTTCCTGGGGGCTTTCTTAATGCCCGCAACGTGCGGGGAGAGGAGATAGCCGTGACTACCGCGGATTTCTACAAATTAAAAGATAAAACAGATGACCTGCTGTTTGCGGCCCTGGACTACGCGCTTCTGCTGTGCCCCTATGGGATTAAAATTCCGGATCGCATCACCGATAACACAGGTAAGCTGTTAGAGTTGCCGGAAGGCTGGTTCTCAATCGGCGAAGGTGAGAAAAAAGCCGGCGTTGAGCTGGCCCCCGATTCGAAGGTGGAAGGGCCTGAGGGCTATGGTAGCCGCGGCCGCCGCCGCACATTCGTGACCGATGAAACATTCACGATTGATTTCACCGCCCAAGAATCCCGCTGGCGAACCTTGCAGATGTTCTACGATCTTCTGGAGGGGCAGTACGATGAGGGCACCGGATTTTTCGCTAAGAAGCGCCGGGCTGCCCGGGTGCGGGAATACTCCGCACTGGTGCTCGCTAAGGACGGCGACCCAGGCGCCGAGATCTACCCGCATTTCGTTTTCCCCAAGATCACAGTCGAAAAGCGTGGCAAACAGAGTTTTTCCGAAACAGATGCGCTGACGTTCCCGCTGACCCTGGCTGCGCAGGAAGATGAAAAATACGGCTCCATGTACGGGTTCGGCCTGGCTGGCCCCGGCTTCACCCCGGAGTTGGCGAAACTCATGGGTATCACAGGCGCCCACAAGCTCTCGGATAGCAAGTTCAAGTTCTCCGTCAAGGGTGCCACGGGCGGCACCTACACCATTACTGTTAGCGGGAAAACCACCGCTGCTATCCCCTATAACGCTGATGCTGCGGCTGTGCAGGCAGCTATCCGGGCTTTGGGTGAAAACGAGGCTGAGGCTACCGGCACGGTGGATGCCGGTTTTGTGATCACTAAGGT